TTGCTTGTATTAAGCTATCAGTCAAAGTTATGCTTGAACTTGTAGAGCCTTTTTGCACTATCCATTCAAATTTTTCAGCAGTTTGTGTTGCTGTAGATACTGCGGTTTCTGCCTTATTATTAGCTTCCCAACTGCTTAGATATACAGGAGTAGTAAAAGCTATTGAATTATCAGTATAAGTAATTTTATTAACTTGCCATAAATATTTACCTGTCTGATAAGCTGGGATATTTGTTGTCCACCCTGTAGCTGAAGTGCTTGGAGCTGATGTTTTACTATAGTGTACATAATATAATATCTGCACTTGTTTTACGCCAATGCCTTCAGTACCTTGATCACCCTTAATTTTAGCCCAAGTATAACTACTTGTATCATGTGAGTCGTTTGGATTAAAGTCTGTATAAGTTCCTATATAATCACCAACAGTTTCTCCATTGTTTGATGTAAATGTTTTACCTCCATCATTAGAATACTTAATGTGTAAGTAAGTAGTTCTACCGTCCCCATCTTTTCCAGGAATTCCTCGTTCTCCCTTTTCACCCTGTAATCCTTGAAATCTGTACCATGTATATTTATTAGGGTCAGTACTATCTGAAGGATCAAAGTCTACGTAAGTCCCTATATAAATATTAGGTGTTTCAGACATTTGGTAAGATGTAGTAGGTTTTTCTACACTAGAATATTTTATATGGAAGTAAGATGTTCTTCCATCTCCGTCTTTACCAGGGACTCCCTGTTCTCCCTTTTCTCCTTGGAGTCCTTGGAGTCCTCGGTCACCTTTATCTCCCTTAGCTCCAGTAATACATACAGGGTTGCCATAAGTTTTGTCTCCTTTATTTGTTACATATACATCTCTTAACCATATATATTTACCACTCTGTGGATTAGGAGCAGTTTTATCCCAAGTACCTCCTGTTGTAGTAGTATTACTAGTAGACAAATAAAACTCATTATAAGTTTCTTTAATAGATCCATCCACTACGGTGCTGGTGCTTGTTACAGTGGATTTAATACTATCAACAGTTTGTTTAATTTGAGACGCTTTTGAAATAGCAGCTTCTGCTTTTGAATTAGCATCATTAGCTACCCCCTCTATAGTACCTACATTTGTCTCAATTCCATTAACAGTTTGAGATAGAGTTGAATATAACACTTTTAATTTAACTTTATTTCCATCAGCATCTTCTACAAATCCATCAGATACTAAGGATTCTATTTTGCCATTTTGTTCATCTACTATAAGTTTTGTCTGTTTAAGTTCGGGGATTTTTTCTCCATCAATATACAAAACACCATCTTCATCTAAATATAAAGTCGTTTTTTCTCCGTTATTCGTAAGTATGTTTACTATATCCTTTATATTAGCATTCAATTTTATGGATTCTATTTTATCTATTCTCTCATTAATGCTAGTATTTTTTTTACCTTGAAATAAAGTAATTGTATCACTATAACTTTGGTTATAGTCTACATATGCTTCTTCAAGTCGTTCTTGAGAACCTTGTGTAATTTCACCAGCTTCTAATATTTCACTAAGGATATTGATTATATTATCATAATTTGTATTGTAGTCTTCATATTGTTTTACATAATCCATTTATGTCACCTACACTTTTTTCGGTCTTGCTACAAATAATATTTTATCGGTTTTATTGTCTGTGATTAATCTTGTTTTCACACCATTTTCACACTGTGTTGATTCTATTGTATATACTGTACCTCCATCGTCTGTTTGCCCGATAACAATAGCTGCATGAGAGCAGTTCATATAACGACCATTCTCACCATTATCACGGTCCCAAAAGACAATGTCTCCCGCTTTTAAGTTGGAGTAATTGCTTATATCTACATCATGCAATACCCAACCATTTTTCACGCAGTATTCGGCTTGTTCTGCGGCTGTTCTTGGGAATGTAAAGGCCCAACTGTAAGATGTATTTCTTTTAACACTTGTCATTTTGTGATTCTTGTAAGGCGAATGATCGTAATCTATTCCCATATACGCAAATTTTGTCAGTGTACTACAATCTATTTGAGCTTTCTTACGGCTCGAATCATACCATTTACTTAAATTTTTATATGGATTTGAATATGACGCAGGAGTATATTTAGCTGTTGTAGAATATTGCCCTCTGTATTCAAGTCCTGTTTGGTTAAGATATGTTTTTGCTATTTCAGCTACCTTTTCTCCACCTTTAAAAGTATACTCAACTGTATGGTCTCCAGCCTTATCAACTGACACAGAGCCATAATACTTATAATTAATAGACGTATTAACGTTAGCCATGATTATTATCTTATAGATTGTATCTGGTTTTGGTACTAATTGACCGGCTACGCAATCTTCTCCTTCTAAATAGCATATCTTTGATTGTGTATATGTAAAATTATCTGTAGTAGTAAATTTTAATCTAGAATAATAGCTATTCACTACTTTGCTCGGCAACTTAAAGTATAAGCTTTTTAATTTATCATAATAATAGTTTTGTGTAGATTGCAGCACTACTTCTACACTTTTGCCAGATGGTTTTGTTGTAACAGTATCGTCATTACCAGTATCATCATCTCCACCCGTACTGCCACCCGTACTACCACTATTTTCTACTACGATTTTGTTTTTTATATTGTTAAATAACACTTGATAATTATCTTTAGTTTTTAAATGAACCCCATCATTTGTTAATGAAGATTTTAAAATTCCGTTTTCTTCAAGATCTGTACTTATATTAATTTGATATACATATTCATGTTCATTACAATATTCTGCTATTTCTGTATTAAATGTATCTATTGCTTTGTTATACTCTACGTAATTAGACATAGCTGAACCAACATGCAATTCTCTAGCTACAAATATTGGTACATTTGGATACTTTGTTTGTAATAAAGAAAGTAATGTTTTTAAACTGTTATACCCACTTTCATAAGGGTCATTAACTCCTAAATGTACAAATATATAAGGTACAGATGAAGGATATTCTGTAGTATCAGAATAAGAACCTACTTGAACTGTTTTTAATAACTGGCTATTCTTATAAAAATGGTAAGCACTAGCACCTATAACACATTTACTGATTATATTATTATTTACATCTGTTGTTTCATCAGATATTGTAGGTTCGTTTGTATCAGTTTGTTGCAAATCTTTTGGTCGTATAAAAAAAGCACTCGCTAATGTTTTGTAAGTACTTAGTTTGCTTATTTTAATCGCATCTGGTACCTCTGCCCATTTACTAGCATGTGCTATTTGATCATCACCTATATATACAGCAACGTGGTGAGTGGCTAAAAGTTTACGTTTATCCATATCATTTTGAGTCGGATTCTTTCCATCGGCAAACATTACACAATCACCTGGTATTGCTTTTTTACGTCCTTCTGCATTAGCTAACCACATCATACCGCCGTTATTTACTATTTCATCCATTATAGAACCACCAGAACAGTTTCCGTTATACATTGATTTAAGTCCTGCAGCCATATAACAACATGAAGCGAAAGAAGAACAGTCATAAGCAATAATACCTTTACCATCATTTGCACTTGTAGAAATTCCATAATAAGTAGATCCAATAGTTTGATACTTACCTTTTGAATTCATTTTTACACGTGAACCTTTTTTAATGTATACTCTTTTAGTATCATCTATAGTTCTTGGTACTTGTGAATACGATGCTTTACTATCTAAATGCAATTGTACAATTTCTTTTGCCTTAGCAATTATTTTGTTTCTAGTAGTTGTTAACTCAGTACTAGTAGATATAGGTATTGTCGTAGTTATTTTGGTATCTGATACTCCGTATCCGAATTTATTTCCATTCAAATCATATGTATATGGTAATTGTCCATTCTCTATCTTATACCATGCAACATATCCTTCTACGTTATTTACAGTACCTCCACCACCATTTTCTATATATTTTTTACGCCAGTCAGCAAATTCAAATCCACCATTTTCCAATACTTCATATGCTTTCTTTTGAACTTGTGAACTTTGAGCAGTTATTGAATTTTTATTTACAAATGTATAATTATATGTATCACATACATACTTTGATATTATCCAACTCATAGCTCCAACTCCCATATTGTAAGCTATAAGCCCCGCAAAGATATTTTGTCTAGCAAAATCTATAGCATATCTTAATTCATAGCATCCAAACATTATCTGATTTGATATATTTTTGTCGACTGCAATACCGTTTATAGTAGTGCTTCCTGCATCTCCAGGTCGCATAGTCGAGTAACTTGGAGTAAATGATTTTTTTGTACCATCTAAAAATTTAATAGTTTGAGGTTGGTTAAAATACACAGAACGTTCACATTGCATTATTCCGTATGCACCTTTTTCATTTTTAGTAGCATTGTAAGGGTCTCCACCACTTTCAGCCATAATAACAGCGTATACAAGATTTACATCTAATCCAAATTTACCAGCCCAGTATTTTACCATCGTTGATATTTTGTATTTATTAGAAGAAGAAATTACTTTTTCATATTCACTTGATTGCGATTTTACATTATTACCGACTCCTAGCGTTTGATATAAAGCTAAAGCAGTTGTATAATTTGTATTTTGAGTGGATTCCACTTTGAGCATATTGTATTTTCTCATAGAAACCATTCTAGAATCGCCAATCCAAAGACCTCCTTCTAATGTAGTTATTTTATTATTAGTAGTAGTATTGCCTTCATCTGGTTTTTGTTCAGGATTATTTCCTGTTATTTCACTAAACAATCTATCTATCAAATCCTTTTCTATACCTAGCTGCATCATATATTGTTTTATAGCTAATATTTCAGCAGGTGTTAACTTTCCAATACCCAAATTTAAAAGGTAATCTTTTAATTTGTCATATGGATCATACTTGCTTATCATATTAGAATAAGCTTTACTATAATTAGAAAATTCACATGTATTTTGAGATTCATCTGTAAAACTTATTTCTAATTTATTAACTCTAGCAGTTAACATCAGTGGTTCTGGATAAGTTCTATCTATTACCCTTACCGAATCACCCAATTCAATATCTTTACTTAACAGAGCTACATCGCATTCGTAATCAATTTTAGGATTTTTTCTTTCTTGCAAAGCTTCATAAGATTTTTCTAATAGCGTATATGGGTCCTCACAATCAGAATCTTCATATACACCGTAAATATATTTTTGAGGTACTCCATACATAGCATTAGCAAAATCATCCGCTATAAAATTTGCCCCTCTTGGTTTATCAGCTGGCTTACCAGCTTCTATACTCCATTCAGCTTCACGAAAATCCAAGTCATTTTTCCCTTTTCCTATAATAGCTGTACATAAATCTTCTGCATTTTCTTTTCTTTTAACATTATTAAGTTCTCTACTGTATTCAAATCTAGCACCATTGTCAGTACCTAATCTTTTTTTCATATCAATATACATACCAGTTACTTCGCTACCACTTGTTTCTATACGTATATCAAGTTCAGCTCCATAATCTTCTAAATGCTGAATAATTGTTTCATATACAGAAGTACTTCCATCTAAATCAATTAAAAAAGCTTTATTTAGTTCCTTATCTATATCTCCGACCTTAAAATCTGTATCTTGTAATACAGTTGTTAAAAACGTATTTAAATTACAGTTATTTATAGTTGTTTTAGGAACAATGCTATTATAAAGAATAAGTGATACTGACTCACAATAAGTAGTCATTTCTAAACAACCTTCATCATGATTTGTTTCTGTCTCTGTTATTGAAAATAAGTAATTTTTATTATTACGTTTAAATAAGATATAATTTCTTACTTTTAAATTACTCATTGTTCTTTCATTTACTATAGTTGTAAATTCAAATGTAGAAGCTGCATTTATTTCTTGTGTGAATGTATCATCAAAAAAGGGAGTAAGTCCTTTACCCCCATTAAATAAAACATCTACAATTTTTTTATTTCTGTCTAATATAAATAATGTTCTCAAATTCTTAAATCGCACCTCCTAGTCTAATTAAATTTTTCTATAAAGCTTATAGCAGCACTTAAACTGGTTGTTGAACTATAAACACTCACTGAATTTGTTCCTGGAACAAGTGGAAAAAATGTACTACCTATATCAACTTTTTCCATAAAAGATTGACCATTTTTTGTTACTGTTCCTTCGCTACAATCTATTTCTACTTTATCTCCAGCACTAAAAATTACAGGATTAAAAACTTCTGGTGTTTGCGGAGTTAAATTATGTACATTCATGCAAGTCATCGACATATTTTGTATTTTATAGTTTCCATAAGCAGCCATATAAAGTATTACATATGATAAATCTCCAGCAGGATACTTTTCGCTATATAACCCTTCACAAGTTAACGGTGTTGGTGGAGTTATAAGTCCATTGTTTCTATCTAATCTACTTATTTTTAAAGTCCAAACATCATCTTTTCTTTCAACGTGAAATCTTATATACCCACGATTCCAAGGTGAACTACTATCTCCCGATTTAATTTTAACTATATTGCCATCTTCATCCTTCTTTGTTTTAGGTGCTGGGCATTGAGTTGTATCTGTTAAAACTAAATTACTTCCTATATATGCACTTGGTTTCGTATCTCTATAGTAATAGTTATTATCTAGAAGTTGAAACTTAAATAATTTATTATTATTACTATCAAATCCATATAATTCAAGTAATCCTAGCATATCACTTGTTGTTGTTTCTGATGCTGAATCACTATCTTCTTTACCTATTACAGCTATAGCTGATGAAGAAGCTAATTTAGTTACGTAAGACATACTAACATATCCTTCAGAACCTTTGTATGTTGTTTTGCCCCATCCACTGCTAATATCTGTTATTTTTAATGAAGTCCCTTTTGGAATAGTTTTTTTAATTTTATATTTTGTTCCTCTACCAGATCTTAGGTGTAGATTTGCTGTAGTTTTATAATTATAAGATGAAGTTGATTCTGCAACTTTTGATAAATAGAACATATAACAATATCCTGTCTTACTATTATAAGTAACTTTACCCCAACCACCACTTATATCCGTTACAGAGACAATTGTTCCTTTTGGAATAGTTCCAAGTATTTTATAACTAGTCCCTCTTCCACTTCTAATTCTTAATGCAGCTGTTGTTTTATAGCTTCCATTTGTTCCGTTTCCACTTTGCCCTGTATCGCCATTTCCAAAGTCAACATAATCTGAATAAAAGCAAAAGAATCCATTAAGTATAAAGTTTTTCAAACTATTATCTAAATTTCTACGATAGCAGCATCCATGCCACCCAGTATCTTGTGAAGATGATATATTAGGAACAAAGCTATCACCATCATCACCTAGAACCATTGTATCGTTTGTAGCCCCTTCATCAACTGCATTACCTGCAGCAGTCCATCCAGATAAACTTTGACATCTTTCGTATAACACTAATTCCTCTTCTACAGCATCTTGTACTCCAACTTTTGGATATTGACCTATTAAAATCGACCCTTCTTGACTATCAACTTGTAAAAAAGTACTTTCTTCTTCGAATTCTACTGATATTTTAGGATATGTTTCAATATCACCTTCGTTTGTAACTTCTTCTTGACTATCATTATCGTAGTATTTTTCATCTCCTTTGTAGAAATATGGATCAGAACATATAAATTTTATTTCTCCCTCTCCATAGCAAGAGTTTTCTACTACAAATACATCTGAAAAGTTATAATTTTTAACAGCTGCGTTAATATATCTATCTTCTGAATTAATATATAATTTAGCTTCCCCTCTATGGTTAAAACAAGTTTTCATATCTTGAACAGTTTGATTATAACTATCTATATTTTTTGTTCTGACATTTATATTTAGTGTTATTTCCCTATCTTCATCTCTAGTAGAAAGAAAAATACTACCACTTCTATCTTGAATTGTTTTTGAGTTAATTTCTCTATCTGGAATAGTTGGTATTTCTTCTGATACTATTCCGAATCCATCAAAATCACTAACGATTATATCGTTATAAGCTAGATATGACATTATTTAGTACCTCTCTTTCTACTGTTTTTATTTCTTACATTTTTAAGTTCTCCGTCCATATACTGTGCTGTTGCCTTTGCTACAACTTTACCATCTAGCAATACTGGTATTTGAAGATAAATCGCTTTACTGTCTTTATTACTATTTGATTGTTTTCCTTCACTATAGCCATAACTATTAGTAGCCATTGCATAGCCAAACGCTTGACCTTTAGCAGCACTATTTAAACTCATAAAGGCACTACTTGCATTTTGCGCTACTTTCTTAGTTACTGTAGTTGTTGTTTTTGTAACATTAACTTTAGTATTCAACGTTCTATTAGTTGCATGAGCTATTTTATTCATATACGAAGATACAGAACTATAAGCTTGTGCCATTTGAGTTTGTATAACTTTACGCAAGGAAATAAAGTTTCTAGTCGCGTTATTTCTAGCATTTAATGATTGTGTATTAACAACTTTAGCTAGAGACATCATTTTAGTAGTAGCTATATTTCTAGCTTCTGATAATTGCGTACTTATAACTTTTTTAAGTGATATAAATTGGCTTGTTGCAGAATTTCTAGCATTAGTTGATTGATTTCTAACTATATTAGATATATTAACAAACTGATTTCTCGCAATGTTAGAGCATGATACAAATGAATTTTTAATAGAATCCCTTAATCCATTAAATGTAGTAGATAAATTATTCTTACAAGATTGAGCAGTTTTATCAAGGCTTTGTAATGCTTTATCTAATTTTGTTACTTGTGAAGCATCTAAATTTTTAAACGCTGAATCATCATTTCCAGTAAATAAACCTTTAAAAAAGCCTACTACCTTATCTTTTAATCCACCAAGCATTTCGAAGAAATCTCCAATATGCTCTATAACACCTTGTCCTATACCAGTTATTAAGAATTGCCCTACTTCTTCTGCCATCACTGTAGAAGGCGAATGTATTCCGAATAAATTTTTGAACCAATCTACAATGCCTTTTACAGCATTATCTATCATTTCACCTATATTAGGTATTCCTAATCCTTGACCTATACCAGCTATTAGATTTGTACCTATGTCTATACCCCATTTTTGCGCTGGACCAATCCAAACCGACATTATAGTGTCAAAGTTAAGTAAATTTCCAATTTGACTTGGTATACTTTCGAAAGCACCTCGTAATGCAGAACCAATAGCTGACCCAATAGCACTTACTGCATTAGGAATTTCAGCGGTAACACCAGAAATTAATCCACCTATAAGCGATGGCCCAACTTCTGCACCTAAAGTCCACATAACATCTTTTTTACCAACTATATACTCATTTACAACTTGAAATAATGTATCTGTTGCCTGTCTAATCAAATCTTGATTTTCTGTTATAGCTTCTTTTGCAGCTGACATAAGTGATTTAACAGCATTTTTTATATCAGCTCCGTTTTGAATAATCCAATTGCATATATTTTGTATAAATCCAGATATAGCAGATGTTAAATCTCCAGATTGATATGAGTTTGTAATACCTTGGCATATTCCATGTACTATACTTGTTCCTATATCAAGTATTCCTTGCATAGAACCACCAGTAATAAAACCTTTAGCACTAGATATAGCATTTTGGATAGCTTGTGGTATTTGTTTAGCTGCATTTTGTACACTCTTAACAAGTCCAGAGGCAATTCCTCCATCACTGTCTTTATATCCACCTAGTAATGCTTTTTCTAATCCTTGGTTTTGCCATGCTCCAAAGAACTCTGCTAATGTATTAGAAGCTCCTTTTATAGAACCTTTTAATTTTTCAAATACTTGTATCGCTTTACCTTCTATTGCTGATGCTAATGATAGTAAAGAACCTTTTGTATCTGAATCCATAGCTTTAGCCATTTTAGAAGATAAACCTTCTATAGTTTCTAAGTTCTTTTGATATTTTTTAAAGTCCTTATCAGACATTCTACATACTTCTGTTACTTCATCAAAGCTATCAGATAATCCTAAACTTTTTAAAGCTGCTTTTCTTTGATCATCAGATAATCCTTTTGTTGTTTCTCTTAGATATTCTAGCTTTTGAGAAGTATTTAAACTAGATAAACTTACATGGTCTGCTGATAATCCATATTTTTTCAATATTTTATTAGCTTCTTTGTAAGTCATATTAGCGTTTATTTGACTTTCTATTTGTTTCTTTTGTTTTTGTGTAAGTCCTGATGTATCACTATCTATTTTAGAAATAGTCGAATCGTAATCGTATCCGCTTTTTACATTCTTAACAATTTCACTCTTTGTATTTTTCATAGCTCCACCAAGTTCACGCCATTTTACAGCACTTTTGCCTGTAGCAGAATCCATTGATTCAAATACATCTAGTAAATCACTCATATTTTTCTTAGTTACTTTTCCATCAGCACCTAAAACCTGTATAGATAGTGCTAAATCTTTTGTAGAAAATCCTAAGTCAGTTGCTCTTTCTTCTACAGAGTCATATACATCTTTAAAGTTATCTATAATCTTTCTAGCTTCATTGCCTTTTTTACCCATTATAGACATATTTTCATTCCAGAACTGTACTGTTGATGTAGAATTTTCTATAGAATCTGATAATTCATTCCAAGCACCTTCGCCTTGTGATAGCATTGCCAATATACCTGGAGCAGCATTTTTACCTACTATAGCAGTAAGCAATGCAACTTTTTGTGATTTTTCCATACCATTCATAGCTGACATAAGTGTTTTACAAGTAGCAGCTAAATCTACATTTCCATCTGCTGTTGTTTTTAGATAACTTCCTGTTTCGTCAGCAGTCATACCTAATTTTTTAAGCGCAGCTTCCATTTTATCTGTAGGTGCTGCCATATTCAATAGTTATTATCGTGAAGCTTTTTATCTTCACCTCTGGAAGTTTCCTTCATTTTCATCAGTATGTCATTTCATACCCAGTTTAGCGTACATTTTCACCTTCAACTTTACTTGTTAAGGCGTTCGACACTCTTGGAAGGATTATATTTATTCACCTTCTACGCGTTACGATACTTTATAGCCTTTCGTAATCTATAAAGTTATCTCGGTATTAACATATTATTTCTAACTTAGTCTCTACCGATATTGCCGAATGTTTTTTGAATAGTATTTCTACTAAACCGACCAATATTTTAGCCAACATATTCTTCAAAGACATACCTGCCTTCGAACCTTTTACCAATTGTTACAATAAGGCTCTTTATCCTTATCTCTCCTAGTTTCCTAAGAGTATCGGACTATCTCTTCACCATATTTTCTAAACTTAGGTGCAGGATTTCGTGGATATTTCAACTGTTCTAGTTTACTTTATCTAGTCTCTAAACCTTTCTATTATCCCTAATAGAAGTGGTAATTGATTGGCATATTAATTTTTACAATTAACTTAGCTTTCCAATTTTAACCCTGTATTTTATGCTACTAATTTCTTAGTAACCGAGCATATATGTCTACCCGCATTTGCCATCAATCCGATAGCAGTATTTAAATCGGTTACATTTACTCCTAACGTACCAGCTTGTGCACCACATTGAGTTAATGCATAACCATACAATTCTACATTGGTATTACTTCTTGTAATTGTAGAAGCTAATTTATCAACAAAATCACTTGCTTGATTTGCTTCCAATCCAAGTGCTGTTAGATCATCCATTATCTTACATCTAGGCTCTTTATCCTAGAACTCCTATTTTCATAAGAGGATGGGACTATATCATCACCTTCAACTTTACTTGTTAAGGTGTTCGGCGCTCGTGGGAGAAATTATTATTTGCCTATTCATTCTCCTAGTCTCTGAACCTTCCATGTACTTTTATGGCTTTCCATGGCTTGGTTGCTGATTAGCATATTAATTATTAATTTGTAGTATCAATATTAACTTAGCTTTCCAGCAATTCACCGAATCTTTTTTGAATAACATTTCTGTTAAACCGACCAATAATTTAGTCACGATATCTGAACAACTAGCGAGTGATTGTCCCGAAAGAATACTAAGATTTACGACTGAATTAATTCCACTTAGCATCTCGGAAGCGTTCCAACCAGCCATCTAAACTTCATTGTCTAGGCTCTTTATCCTAGAACTTAGGTTTCCCTACAATGCACTCCAATATTTTTCATATCTTTCTTTCATCTTTTTAAAAAAATCAATATTTTTATACATTGCATTTCTCCTTTTCATATTTGTTATTCTATATTTATTAGAGCATACTCTATATGAAAATTCAAAATAAGAGTTGGACTATCTCTTTACCTTCAACTTTACTTGTTAAGGTAGTGGATTTCGTGGGAGTTTTATCTGTTCTAGATTAATCCTCCTAGTCTCTAAACCTTCTATATATCCCTATATAGTTTGGTAATTGATTAGCATATTTACAAAATAAAAAAGCCTATTCTTTTAGGCTTTTAAAATAACTTTCTATCTTTTCTAATCTTTCTTTTGAAAAATGTTCATTCTTTAAATACCATTCATAAAAATCAGTATTATTTTTAGATGAATTACAAATCCTGCATGCAGGTAATATATTTTCTTTTGTATAATCTCCACCTTTAGAAAGCGGTATAAAATGATCTTGAGTTAAGCTTGATAGCTTTTTACCACAATACGCACATGAATTATTAAAATATTCTTTGCAAGTTTTCCACTCTTTTCTAGTAAAATCACTTTTTACTTCTTTGGCTTGCATTCTTCTTCTTTGCTCTGATATCACTCTGTTTTGTTTAATTATATCAGGGTGTTTTTTTGCGTATTGACGATTTTTTGCATTCTCACATTTTCTACATTTTCCGTAATAACCACCGTTAGCTCTTGCTCTAAATTCTGTTATGTCTTTTTCTTCTCCACATTCAGAACAAATTTTTCTTTTAGGAGCATTATTATCTCTTTCTTCTTTTTTATTTTTAGTATCTTTATACCATTCTCTTTTCTTTCTTAATACTTTCTCTCTGTATTTACTTCTATATTCTTTAGTCTCTATTTTTCGACATTCTTTACATGTAGTTCTTAAACCATCTTTATTCTTAGAACATTTATGAAATTCACTTTCATCTTTCATTTTTTTACATTTTGAACAAATTTTCATTTTATGCACCACCCTGCCATATATTGTACGCTATTATGGTAGCACATATTTTTTATTTTGTAAACTTAGCTTTCCAATTTTAACCCACTGTTTTTTACTATAAATTTCTTTATAGCTGACCATGTATGTTTAGCCATATATTCAAACCCTTGGCCAATTTGATAAGCTTGGAATCTAGTGGTACTACCTAAATACTTAGCTTTATCACTTAATTGTTCTAATTGATTCCCTGTTGCTCCACTTAATTGTTGAACTTTATTCATTTGTGTTTCAAAGTTTATACCAGCGGTAGCTAATCCTTGTAATGATAGTGAAAATTCTGTAATAGACTCAAATGTAGTCTTTACTGCACTACCTAAAGAGGTAATAGCATTAGTTATAGGTGAAAAATCATTCTTCATATCAGTTAAACCTTCGAAGAATCTTTGCTTACCTGCTTCATATAATTTTTTTAAAGCACCTACTAATATGGTAACGGAAGCTATAATAGCTTTTACATTCCCTGGAATAGGCAATGAAGCTGAACTTATTCGGCTAAAAGCTTCACTGAAATTACCACTTTTAAATGTTGAAAAAATACCTGTTAAATTGCTTATAGAATCTTTTAGCTTTCCAGTAGAACTATTAGCACCTGTAGCTTTATCTCTTAAACTAGACATTGTTTTACTTACGCCAGATAATGCTTTATCTTTTATCGAGTTTATTTTATCTTTTAAACTAGTAATTTTTTTTGTACTATCAGCAGTTTTTTTACTTGTTTCAGATACTTTTCTATTTATCTTATCAACCTGCTTAGTAGCATTGCCTAACTTTACGCTATTTACATTTTTAAAATTCTTAGTTGTATTCTTAGTTGTATTATTTAATTGCTTAGTTTTATTATTTATTTTATCAACCTGTTTAGTGACATTATCAAGTTTTGTGTTTCCAGCCGTTTTAGTCTCTGTTTTAAACTTTTTAACCTGTTTATTAGCATTATCCATGCTTGATTTAAATTTTGAGACATCAGCCGTAATTTTAATATTTATTTTTTTGTTGTCACTCATTTAGTAATCACCTTTTGCCTTGTCATAGTCTCTAAACATATCTAATATCTGTTGCTTTTCTTCTTTTGTAGCTTTCTTTTTATCTTCCTTTTTACTATTTTCAAATACTTCAACAGGTGCAAATTTCTTACCACCTAAAAAAGCACCAATCGCATTATATACAGCATAGTAATTATAATAATAATTATCTTCTTGTTCTTGTTTGTATCCTTCTAAAATCAACTTAGCTTCTTTATAAGTCAATGCATAAAAAGTAGTAGGCGACATTTTCATGCCCCCTACCAACTTTCTAAACAGGTTTTCAATTATATTAATAAAACTAAGCTTCTTTTCTTTTACTTTCCCTCATCAGCATCTTCGTCAGCTTCAATATTTTCTTTTGAGCCTAAGCTTTCTGCTAATGTTTCCATTATTACATCTAATATATCACTTATGTCATGACCTTCTCCAATGTATTGATCCATTAATTCTCCAGCTTTATTTTCTGTCATTTTTACATTAGTTGATTTTAAAGCATAATAGAAGAATTTTCTTATTATTGGCATATTAAAATATATAGCGTCTAAATTCATTACATCTATTCCAGCACCTTCCATAGCGCACATAGTATTTATAGTAAATTTTAGAGTATATTCTTTACCATTTATATTTAAAGTTTTACCTGTCATATTTCATTATATCCTTTCATTATACTTGTGATGAAGCTGATGATTTATCTTCTAATTTACCAGCCCCAGATAAACTCATTGAATATTTAACTAAATCTTCATATGGAGCATCTAAATCTAATTCTGTTATGTAAGCTTCACCTTCAAGGCTAATAGTTCCAGTTTTATTTTTTATAACCGCTTTTATTTCGGAACTGTTTAAGAAAGCAGTTTGAGCAGCTTTATATCCTGCATCGCTTACATAAACAACACCATCACAGTCTGCTGACCATTGTTTAGCACCAGATATATTTATATACCAGTCACCACTATCTTTTGAAGATGCATCTATAGTGTCAGCTTGCATTTTTATTGATGTATTTTGTTGTCCACCTATCGCTTGTTCGCCAGCATATAATAATAGGTCGACACCTCTTACCACTTTGTCTTTTACTGCTGTTTCAGTCATAATATCATCCTTTCGTATTATTTCATTTGAGTCTCTACTCTATAAATTAAAATGCCGTGGTAATATTTACCCTCGGCATCCGTTTGTTCTAGTATTCTACTTGAATCTAAGTAGAAGTATATTTGCATATCGTCGAACATTAGTTCTTGATTCTGTAATAAGCTATTTACTTGCTTCATTATTTCTCTAACTTCTTTTTTACCATTATAATCTGAAAAAATATCTATAGTTTGATAATCCTTGTAAGCAAAATCTGTTTTAGTTGAATTGTCACCGCCATAATCTACACCAATTTGAATATATGGGCATTTAGCATCTTTAGGTACGCTGTCATGAACATCATAAGGAAGCTTATTTAGTAAGTAATACAGATATTCTTGTACTTTTGCATCAATCATTTTGATATCCTTTCAATAAGCTTATCTAAGTCTTTATCTAGCTTATCTTCGTTTTTCTTTACTGCTGGTTCAAAGAATGGCTTAGCTTTTGTTCCTGGATGATGAACTTCTTTTGCGAATACATCTGTATTTCCTTCTTTCCAATGGAGTGCTTGTTTGTCTTTTGGTTTTATCGTGTGAGGTCTTGTTCCGTATTCAACTGCTGTGGCGTACGAAATGTTTGTTCCTGTTTCACCACTCATTTTGCCAGTTATATTAGTAGTTATAGAACCTCTAAGTCGACCAGTATCAACTGAACAGTTTCTTTTAGCATCTGTTTCTATACCATATAAAGTGCTTTTTACTAAGTTTGATACTTCATTTTCTACATTTTTAATATTGAACAATTCTCCTGCTTCAACCTGTATTTTAATTTCCATTAATCATCACGCTCCATAACTACCATATAACATTTACCATAGTCTGCTATAGATACTTTTTTATATTTTTTATCCTTATAAAGAATTTTAAAATCATCATCTAGATCATCTAATATTTTTTCTTTGGTAAATAGTTTATTTAGAGAATATGATATTTCTCTTCCTTTGCTATCTATAGATTTAACTGTATAAGGTGCTACTTTACATTTTATTGTCTTTAATTCTGTCTCAGTTTCTTCGTAGCCCCCCATATTATCAGATATTTTCTCTACAACTAAAATAGTTGCTTTTTCTCTGTAATCCATTACAACATCCTTAATCTTTTAGATTTAGATTTTATGTTTTCTTTCTTATATAAATCTAAAATACCTAGATAATCGTTAAAATCATCAGTGCTATAAGTTGTAGATAATACATCTATCTTTTCTGTTGTTATTCCCTCTGCACCGATTCTACGATATCTTTTTATTGCTACTTCCTCTGCTATATACTCAAGTTGCTTTGGTATTTCATTGCCTTCTAAATATACAGATAGATAATTAGCAGCATCACTTAAAAGGACAGTTAGAAGTTTATCCTCCGAACTGTCCTTTGTTAATCCTAATTTTAGTTTTATATTTGAAATATCCATAATATTATCCTAATATTCTAGTTGCTAATTCTGGATACATTGTTTTATATCCGTAAAGTACATCCATAGATAACATTTCTTTTTTAGTTTTCATATCATACCCTTTTACAACTCTCAAAGTTATACCATTGTAAGAAGTTGTGTAAGCTTCTACACCACTTGGCGCAGCTAAAGGTCTAGTTACAAATGCGAAAGCATTAGGGTTAAATGCTAAGTTAGCAGTATGACCTTTTTCTATTTTTATAGTATCAGTTGTAGTTACTTTTGTTTTAAGTGCAGGATATAATTTAACTGTTATGCTATTTGTAGAAGCTGTAGCATCTTCTGTTACAACATAATTGTTTTTAGCTATGTTGATTATATCACCTTTTTTAACATTTCCTGTTAAAGAATCTTTTGATAATGTTATAGTATCAAGTCCTGCATTAGTTTCAGCTGAAGCTTTTATTCCTGTTGTACCGCCTAAAGAACCAGCTTCATGTACTTTTATACCTTGAGCCATGTAATTATCTAATCCCATAACTCTACCTATAGAACCTTCTCTTAATGCTTGAGTTGAACCAGATTTTTCAGCATTTACTATAGCTGGAATAGTAGTAAAATTAGCGTCAGCTTCTGGGTCCCATATAGCAACTCTGCCAGCTATAGGCACTTTATTTATGTTTAACATTTTTCTAGCGTCAGCTATATCATCTAATGTTGAAGGAGTTGTTCCAGCAGTACCAACACAGTAAGGTATATCTTTGTATAATTCTAATCCATCTGCATTTATTTTTTCTGCTAATGCAACTGCTGCAGGTTCTAAGAATAATCTGTTTAGATCATCTACATTAGTAACCATTTGAATAGATGTAAAGTCTACATCTACAGTAGCAAATTTATCTAATGCAACTTCTACAGAATCTTCAACTACATCTTGTGGTGTTGTTCCTGTCGCTTGGTTGAAGTCCTCTGCTTTTAATACAACTGGTTTTTTAACTTGTATTTTAGCACCTTTTCCTTTTACAAAGTCGTTAGAATAGTCTTTGTAAACTAAGTTAGGGAATACTAGATTTTCTATTAATCTAGGTAGCAATTGTCTTGCTATCTCTTTTACTTCAATAAATTGATTTGCCATTAATCATCAGTCCTTTTCTTATTGTATTGTTATTTCTTATTAGCAAAGTATTGTCTGTAATATTCTTCGTCTGTCATGTCAGAAGTATTTTGATTGTAATTAGCTCGTTGATATGTATCTTTGAAGTTTCCATTGTTTCTTAGGCGCGCACTAACTCTTTTTTCAACTTCTTCTTCAATTCGTTTTTCAAAAGCTTCACTCTCTGCTTTTTTAAGAGCTTTAAATTTTTCTAAGTTAGCATGTATTTCTTCTGCATTATTTCCACCGATAAATTCTGCATATTCTTCTGGAATATTATCCACTTTTAATTGTTTTCTCTTTTCTTCATTTAAGTCTCTTAATTCCATACTTCTTTGAAGTTTCTCATAATTAGCGTTAGCTTGTCTGACTTGTTCTTGTAGTCTTTCATTTTCTGTCATATTTGCAAGTCTTTGGGCTTCTTTTTCTTTTTCTACTTGTTGTCTAGCTTTTATTTCAGCTCGTTTTACTTTTTCGTCCGCTTTCTTTTGCCATTGAGAATACTTTCTATCAATCATTTTGTCTAATTCTTCTTGAGTGATATTTAATACTTTACTTTCTCCACCTTCGCCACCATTAGTATTATCTATATGATTATCTTGTGGAGGTTCTTCTCCACCTTCGTTGCCTTCTGCTAATAGTTGAAGGTTCATTTTTAATTTGTTATCTTCCATTTTGTATTTCCTTTCCGTTTTAGTTTCGTCAAACATATTTCCATGAAGCTTTTTAAGTCATCATCACGTTTTGGACATAAAAATAAGCCCTTTCGGACTTTTATTGTTTTTTTATTTTAATTCCCATTCTTTACAAATGTTTTTTATTGATTCTTTTATATCACATGTTTCTTGGAAATCATAAGATATTTTAGCCATTAAGTCTTGGCATATTTTTTCTGCTTGTTGTCTTGTATTTGCCATTAAGTTAAATCTAACCCAATCAAAACCACATCTTACTTGTCTTGGCATATCTTCAAGTGTAACTTTGTAATCATTTGGATTATTATTTAACATAATAAATTTTTTATTTTTATATGTAAAAAATATAGAGTGATAATATTTTACTTTTATATTTTTGTTTTTTTCATCAATCTCTATATTATTTAACTCGATAATATAATATTCCTCATATCCAAGTTTATTATTTTCAAAAGCTATATATTTTTCTGCATCTTCTTTATTATTAAAATATCCTATAACATCCCAATCTGAATATTGTCCACAAAAAATTCCGTAAACCATTAATTCCTCCTTAAATATTTATAACAAATAACGTTAAAATAGTTACGTTATCAGAAACTCCTTCTACAACTTGGCAGATGAGCTAATTTATTTAATTTTCTATTTATTTTTTAAAGGTATAAACTATCAAGGTACTTTTTGCAAACACCTTAAAATCGATTTCAGAAGGTCGAATTATGTAAACCTTTTTGTTAAAATTATGTATTTATTTCAGATACAATTAATTCAAGTTTAAGCCTTGTAAAATCATTTGTAGTACCTGTTATTTTATAATCAGTAATGCCTTTTATTTCAAAATCATCTAACTTTAATTCAAATTTTTCTTTTGTGTTTTTGATGCTAAGTTTATGTAAAGGATTTGTATTATTTTGAGAATCGCTCATTTTATTCTCCTATCTTCTATTTCTTTTCCATTTAGTTTTTTTACTTGTTCCTTGAATTCTTCTGACATAATCAGAAAAACTTTCTCTATTCCAATATGCTGGTAACATTTTATCCCTCCTATTTAACATTAGTAAACTTTTTCATCATATCAGCATAAGCTTTTTCATCTAGTCTAAATAAGTCGCTTTGTTTATATGAAACTTTGTAATTCTCCCATTTCTTATAAGCATCTATGTACATTTCTTTTTTATCTCCATTGTATGTACATTCATAATACATTCCGTCGAATAAAGTTGTACTTAATAATGCTTTGTTATTTTGCAGTGTTTTGCAACACCAAACCATAAATACATCATCTTTTGTTATTTGCTTATTGTCTGATTTATCTAAGTGATTATTTGCATATTTTGCAATTTCAATTTTACACCAATCTAAAAACTCTTGTTCGTTCATTAATATTCTCCTTCCACTAAAAAAGAGATACTTAAACTGTATCTCTTAACTTTATATTGTTTATAAATTGTTCATATTGTTCTTTTGTATTATCACCATATCCATATATATGATGAAATTCTTTATGGCACTTTTCACATAATGTAATGCCATTTTCTATTTTATATCTTTCTTCTTTATGTTCATGATATGAATTTAAATGGTGAGCAACTAAATTACCACCTCTGTCGTCGCCACAACATTGGCAAGTATAATCATCTTTATCAAATACAGATTTTCGCCATTGAGCATATTCAAAAGTTTTTCTTTCCTTAACTCTTTGTTCATGACTTCTATTTGGATTCCATTGAGGACTTAATTCTCCTCTTCGTCCATACATGGGATTTTTCTTTCCCTTTTTACTTTCAGATTGATGTTGTCTATATTCTGGTCTATTTATAAAACTTTTGTCTGTTATTTTTCTAGTTTCTTTCATGGTTTTAGAAGCTTGTTTTCTTCTTTCATCGTTGTTAATCCATTGAGTTTTAATAGCTTCACTTCCATGTCTTAATTCTATACCTACTTTTTTTATCCAAGAAGCTATATTAGAACAATTATTTTCTGTTCCGTAAATATCTTTAGATATTTGTCTTGTCGTTCTTTTGTTGTCTATATATTCTCTTTTTAAATATGTATAAGCTTCTTCGCCTATTTTATCTTCAAATTCTTTAAGAGCTTTTTCTTGTTTTAGTTTTGTATTACATTCTTTACAACATGAATGTTGTTTTGACCTAATAGCATTTCTATATGGTTTTTCAAAAATTTTTCCACAATTATCACATCTTACTTTTACTTTTTTGTTACTTCCTTTTGAGTAGTTATATCCCCCTAATATCATAATATCACCTCTTATATACATTATAACATTAATAGGCAATACTCTGCAACTACATTTATAAATATATTGAAATTAATTATTTTCGTAATCTGTGACAGGCAAAATTGTACATCTACAAAAACAATGCTTTTACCGATGAAACGGAGGAACGTTACTACCATAACTTACTTCGTTTATCGGTATCACCTCCCTGTCCATGCTTTCACAGTCAGCACATGTTCTTTCATCATAAGCAACACATATTTCAACTGCTTTTATTCCATTCTCTTTGTATCCGTCTATGTGTCCTTTAGTTGTAAAGAAATTTGTTTCTGTTCTTATAAGTCTTTCAGCTTCATACTTAGTAACTTTTTCAAACTTTCTTACTTCGCTACCCATTTTCTGAACTGATTGACCTTGTATTAATCCTTTTGTAATAGTTTCTTGGATTTTATTCAGCGTAGCTGTTTTGTTAGTCCATATTCTACTGCTAAACTGTCTGCCACTCCAAGGATATCTAATAGCTTCTTCAATAGCTTTCTTAGGTAATACAGCATTACTTCTACCTACATCTTTTAAAGCTTCTTTATATGTTCTTTTGTAAGCTCCAGTTAAATGGTCTGTCATAGTCATTTGCATGTTGTTTGTATGCTTTATTAATTGTATGTCTATTGCATCTAGTAAGCTTTGTAACCTTGTTACATTCTCTCTAGCGCCTATTCTTTGCCATTCTATTAGCACTTCTTTACTATTAGTTTTATTATACAGTTCTCTTAGTTCTTGGACTTTATCCCTGTATTCTCCTAATTCTATGAGATTTAGAAGCTTAGTTGCTTCTGTATAAGTCAAATTATTTTCTATAGCATATTTGTTGTAAAAATCATTTAATTCTTTTGATATTTCTATATAAGCATTATGATAAGCTTTACGTATTTTTTTTATAATCTTATCTTCTGATAATTTACTCTTTTTATCTCTGTCTAGCATACGTTGATGCCAGTATTCTCTGCTTTTCATACCAGCATAGTATTTAGCTTTTCTACCCATAAATAAACCTCAAAGCAAGCATTATAGTAAAACTATAAAAGATTGCATCTCCAAAGCAATACAGTCTCTTTTTTGTAGTTGCGCTAGTAAATATTCCTATGCTATCTATCATTAGCACCAAACCACTAACTATTAGAACTATCCATGCTATTATCGTTATTAACATCTTCGTTTTCTCCTTCATCATCTTTTTCAAGTTTTGGATCACCTATATTACTATCTCGATATATATCCATAGCTTGCATCTTTTCTTCATCTTCCTTTTGTTTACGTTCTATTTCTTCTTTTGCATTTTCTACAAAGGATAATTGAGATATAAGAGTTTCATCAGATAATATTCCATTTAATTTTGCTACCATATCTGCCATTTCTGTTATATTTGTTGGTAATGCTCTAGTAAATGTAAGTTTTATTTCTCTATAATCAAAACTTTTATTGTTTTTAGCATTAATAACATTAGTTACAAGTTCAAGCATTCTTTGTATAGATTTCTTCCATTTACGTTCTTTTTTACTCATATCCTTTTCTAGTCCGAATAACTTGAATTTCAACGCTACTCCAGATGCATTACCAGCGAAACTTTCATCTGTCAAAGGAGGTGTTTTTGTTAGCTTATGAAAATCAGCTACTAATCTAGTTAGTGTATTTTGTATGTATGTATCATTAATATCTTTTGTAATAAACTTAGCATCGCCATCTTCATCGATTAGCATGATTCTATTGTTTTTCATATCTTTTACATCTTCATCTTCCGTAGCACTTAAATTTTTTAGCATTAAATAAGCATTATCAGAATACTCTATTTCGTTAATGCAACTAGATATGATACTTTCAATAGCATCTACAAGCGATATTTGATTTTCAAAGCAGCCTTTTCTCTCTGTATTTTCCATAAATTCTACAACAGGAATATCACCGAAGTTATGTTCCTGTTCTTCTACTAGTTCTAATATTCCAGAAGGTCCAATATAGTGATATATTTTATCTTTAGTCCATAATCTAACATCTAGATTAATTGTATCTTCTTCAACATCTTCATATTCATAATATCTTATAGCACCTACCATATTTTTAGATAGACTTGTATCATGAATAGCAAAGCAATTTTTAGCAGATTCAGTAGTAAATCTAATATTAGCTTCTTCATCTGTATAAAGTATTAAAAATGCTTGTCCGTCAATCGAAGTGAAGTGATCTAGTTCCATATTACACTCTTGAAAGTCATTGTATTCTAATATATTGTCAAGAAGCTCCTGTTGGGTTTCATCTTTACAAGTAAATGTAATTGGTTCACCACTAAAATATCCTGTTCTTATATCTACAGCGTAGCTTGGTAAACTTTCTACTATCTTGTAATTAGGTTTGTTTTCATCTGATTGTTTTCTTAACAAGATTTTATGCTTATCACTATAATAATTTTCATTTCTTATAAACTTTCCTTGGAATTCTTTGTGCCTAGATATAAGTTTTTCAACATCTTCTGGTTGAATTTCTTTTGCATTCGTTTGAAAAAATGGTATATCATTATGCAGTATCACCTTATCACCTCCTAGATTCCTAGATTTAATTTTTTAGATTTTAATTTATTACTTCTTAATTTGTCATCAATTAAATATCTTAAAGCAGCCATAGCATCATCCATAAACTCAACTGGTTCATCTAGATAAATTCCTTTTTTTTCATCATATTTCCATTTCCATTGAGTAATTTCTTTATAAAAATTCACACATTTAGGATGTACATGTATTTTTAGTTGTTTTAAATAGTCAATTTGTGCTTTAACACTACCTGGTCCTTTTACTACAGGTTTTGCTCTATATCCTGCTTTTTTCCACATTTTAATTCTGTCTGGTTCAGCACTATCACAATACATAGTTAAATGTTTTTCCATACCATAAGCATTAGCAATGTCAATTATTTCAGATGTATCTTTTTCGTGTACATATATTTCATCACAAATATATAATTCGCCGTCTTTAAAACCAGCTCTAAGTATTGCATCAGCATGATTAAAACCAAAGTCTTGTGCCAATCTCATATTGTCAAAGTTTTCAAAATTTGTAGGAAATTCATGCACTATATAGTTGTTTAATATAGTTCCACCAGTTTCTCCCCATTCTCCAAGCCCATAAACTTTATATCCTTCTGGGTCTTGTTCTTTTCTCATCATCATTCTTTTGTGATAAGCAGCATCTATAAATCTGTTTTCTAAATATGTACTATGATGAGTAAATATATCTTCACTTTCATAATCAAAATATTTCTTTTTAATCCAATGAGTTGCTGCAACTGGGTTAAACGTAAAAGTTATTTGATAATATAAATTAGGATTAGTTAAAATCCCTCTTAAACGGTCATCTAATATATCCACATCACTTTCTGCTAGTTCTGTAGCTTCTTCACACCAAACCCATGTTAACTTTCCAGTAGGGAAGTTTATAGATTTTAACTTTTCTCTTTGTTTAGCATCATTAACACCTCTAAATATTATAGAGTTTCCAGTTACTCTACTTCTCATTTCTAAGGGATTAGCTGTTATTTTCCAATATTTATTAGCATTTTTACCATATATTTTATTGATAGCACTTGTTAATTCTGCATAAGTTGAATATTTATGAGTTGATTCTGATTTTCTAACTACTAATAAATTAGCACCTTTATATTTTGGATCACTTAGCTTTAATATGTAATCTTGAGCTACATTTACTGATTTTCCACTACCAGCAGAACCTTTCATAGCTCTATATCTTTTTCTAGTTTTATTAGCTTCTTTAAAACTTTTATTAAATCCAATTACTATATTCATATCAATCACCATAATCAACAATTATATGTAATTCATCATCTAAATCATCACTGCTAAGTCTACCTATTTCAGCTCTTAATTTATCTACTCTTAGTTTTTGTTCTTCTGAAGCTAATTCTGGGTTTTCATTAATCATAGCATTTGCTTGTTTTATAAGACTCCTAAGTTCTCCCATGGCTCTAGATTGAGCATTTAAAAAAGTTGCTTGTCTGTCCCATGCAAATTGAAACTCATATTCTATTTCCTCTCCAAATTCTGTATCTTTATGCTTTTTAATTTCTTTAATCATTTCGTTTTTATCTTTTACATACATAATTTTTTGAGCTCTTATTATAGCTGCATATTGAATAGTTATTTGTTCTAATAAAATATCTAATGGATTTTTCTCTTTTATTTCTTCTATTATTTCTAAAGTATCTTTTGGTAGATATTTTGAAAAAAATCCATGAGTTTCTGCATTTTTATTAAATAATGGAGCTCCACCACCTATATTTCCAACAGCATTTTTATTCCCTATTGGTGCTCCACCTAATAGAGTTGAGTTTGTTTTGGAACTTTCTTTATTTAATTTATTTAAATCATCACAATTAGCTTGTTTACTAGCTTTTGTAGTTTTTTTTGTGTCTATTTCATTGGTAACGTTCCTTTTGTTTTTTGGTAACGTTCCTTTTAAATTTTCTTCCCATTTATCTTGAGATTTCCATTTTCTAATTTGAGCATCTTTTACACCAAGTTGCGTGGCGATATCTTTTAGCAAGATTTCTCCATTATGTTGTTTATATATTTCAAATGCTTCATTTCTGCTTGGACTTCTAGCTCTTGCCATGCATCACCACCTCGTTATTTTCTAATTTATCTAATAATTTATTTCTATATCTATTATCATTTGTTAATCTAATAAGACTTTCTATATCTCTTTTACTTAGCTTATCGTCTATCTCTCTTTTTATAGCCATAATAACCAGTATCTTAGCTTTATAAAAATTATTTACATGTGTATGTCCGTTTTCAAATTTCTTGTTTGTATTATGTACAACAAATCCGTCACTACATCTATAAATTGAATACTCTTTTCTTTGAAATATTTTTCTACTCATTTAGATCAACTCTTTCTTTGCACAACAAAAGGAGCCCATGAAGGGCTCTTTTCCAAATTGAGTATGAGATTAAAATCTGTTTCTGTTGTTGTATGATAGTAATTACATTTAACGATTAGCAAGTTGTAGGATTCGAACCTACATCGTTGGGGGCGATTTCCATTACTTGCACGTTGCTGAGGTTTTACCCCCAGCCATTTCCTGTCATAACTAAGTTGTTAATTATATACTTAATACTTAGGGAGGACACAAGTCTGTGTCAAGAAAAAACCAATGTTTTAAAAAAACTGTAGCAATTATACTAGTCAAATAGGTTACCAGGCTATCTGACATTCAATAAGAGTTCGTAAAGAAAAATAAACCTATTCAGATTTAGAAAGATTTATTATTTTCTATAATACAAATATACTATAGTTTTCCGTCTAAAAAAGGAACTTTTACGGAACTTTTCAGGAAACTTTACGGAACTTTTGCGGAAATCATATAAGTGATTTTATTTTGTTTATTATATCGTTTCTCATAATTCTACATTTTTTATCTGAGTAACCTATTTCCTCTCCTACATCTAGCCAGCTTGGTGCTTTTTTTCTATTAGAGAAATATCTAAAACTAACAAGTCTTTTCTCTTCTTCTTTTAGCAGCTCTAGTGCATTTTCTATTTTTCTAATTTGTCTCTCTTTTTTATGTATCTTATTTTCTATTTCTATTATCTGTCTCTCTTTTGCAAGTACTTCATTTTCAACTGTATTGCTTATATTGTTAGTTTGTCCTGTTCTTTCATCAGCATAGCTAATAGCTTTGCATCCCTTGTAATCTATCTCTAAATATTCTAAATCTATTTTTAGACTGTTTAACTCTATTTTCATAGAATTATAATTGTATAACTTACCTTCTGCATCTGAAAATGTTTTATCTTTTTCTATTGTTTTACTAGCCATGCTCCCACACTCCTGTTATAATATTATTAAGGAATTTGTCGGAATGTGAAAGCATTCCTTTTTTTATGTCAATTATTTGTATCTTACATGCATAATCTACTCACTATCCATGCACCAATAACCACTATGATTATTGCATCTGCTATTACTCTATTCATATTCTTCTATCTCCCAATCTTCTGGACTATTATGGTATAACGGACATATATCAAGACTAGGCAGTAATTCCAATACTATGCATTGTCCATCTTCGCATTCATCATATCTACTACATTCTTTTTTTATTGTTAGTAATGCTTTTTTTATCGATTCTTTTCTGTCTTCCATTATTTCCCCTCCAGTAGTTTTTTATTTTCGTATATATTCCCTATAATTTTATTTTCCTCCTATCAAATGAATTGTATTGTTTTGCTTATGATGATCATATATAGTAACATCTTTTCTTTTTATTTCTATAACCATGTTATATGTGTATCTATATTGTATTGAGGATAACTCAAATTTGATTATCTCTAATTTTTTAGCTTCAATTTGTCTTTTCATAAATTCAATATCTATATCTTTTATTTTTACTCCTGGTACATATATTGGTAATATTATTTTTCTATAATTATGATTTTTCATAGCATTAATAATCGGATTTACTACTCTCTCTTTATACATTGTCTTTATAGCTTCTTCTCTATATGTATACTCTTGTATTTCTTCATCTTCATCTAACATAGTCAATATTACATTTCTTACCCTCTCTGGTCTTAAATTGCAGTTCTTGCAATTAAAAACTAATAATGCACTTCCTCTTAAAATTCTTATAAAGTTATCACATCTACAATCACATTCTTTATGCCAGATGCCCTTTTTTATCTTTATTCTTTTATTCATATAGTCCCTCCAATTCCTTTTCAGCTAATTTAATTGCTTCCAATGTGCTATATCCCTTTTCTTTGAATTTTTCTACAACTTCATCACCTAAGTAATATATGACGAATAGTAAAGCTCCTATTGTAAAAAATCCTATTATTACTTCTAAAATGGTCGTTATTATTTCACATTTTATAAAAATCATAAAACCCATCGTAATGGTAAAAACTATAGCTATTGCATATAATAAAAGTCTTATAGCACCGACTATTATTTTTATGATTATTTCTAATACATTTTTCATAAATTTCTCCCTAAAATGTTTTTTTACTCATTCTTCCAGCAAAATAAATTAAGAAAAATCCTAATGTTACCATTAACCATTTTAAAGTATATAAACTCGGATTTCCTGCAGTTATATATACAATTGCATATCCAATTACCAATAATAACATGTACATATTTATCATCTCCTTTATATTTTGTGTTTAGTATTGTTTCTTTTCTTCTTGTTCTATTTTTATTTCTATATTTGTTATTGCATATTCCATGGCTTTTTGTGGAGTTAAATTATATTTTTTAATATATTCCCTAGCCAGTTCTACAATTTCATTCACTCTGCTTAATAGCAAAGCTTATCACCCCCTTTTTAGTACTTGTAATTCTTCAAGTTTCTTACAATCAACATACTTGCATTTATCTTTACAGTTATGTTTTATAATCGTTCCTTCTCCATATGCTCCTACTATTTGTGGTCCTAAATAGTTGCTGCAGTATTTATCGCCAGTTTCTTTTTTAAAATATTTACATTTCATCTTTATCACCTAATCTACTACTAAGTAATTTCTTATATCTCCGTTTTTAAAATATATTTTTATTTCTCCATGATCTAATAAATTATCAAAATATATTTTTATATCTTTCTTAATAATTAATTGTTTCAAAGAGTTTATATAATTTGTTCTTTTTACTTTGTCTGTTATGTTTTTTTCGAGTTTAACTGCTAATATAGCATTAGTCATTTCCGACATTTCTATTGTCTGTATATCATTTGCTATATGCATTAATCTTTCTTTTGTTATCTCTTTCATTTAAACCTCCTTATGCTGTTATTCCTAATTCAATCAGTTTTATTTTAGCTTTATCTATTCTATGTTTAATTGTATTTTTTTCTACTCCAATCATTTTTGCTATTTCTATATTTTTATAACCTTCTGATTTCTTTATAATGATTTTTCTTATGTCATATATTTCGATTTCTATTTTTTTTAGTACTTTTAATAAATGTTCTAAATCAACTTTAGAAGTATAGTCATCTTTTTCATAAATCATAAGGTCTTTAAATGTTAAACCTTCTTCATCTTCAATATAATCATCTATTGAATTTTTGCACGTATATTCTACTTTTCTTTTTAAAGTTTTTTGTTTTGCTACATAGCAATTTATTTCACTTTTTATACAAATATAAGCATATGTACTAAATTTAGCACCTTTACTTGGATTAAATGTATTAATAGCTTTTGCTAATCCAATCATACCTTCTTCTATGTAGTTTTCTCTATCGCTTTCTGTAGTTTTTTCATAAGTAAATTCTTTGTTTATAACTGAATAAACTAATCCTAAATTTTCTTCTGCTAACTTGTTTTTTTCTTCTGTATTCAATTTCTTTATATCCTCCTATATAAAACTTAGTTGTTCATAATCAACTTGTTTTATTTCTTCTTTTTCAAATTCTTCTCTTAAATCTTCTATTTTTTTAAAATCTGCACATCCTTCATTTCCATCAAAAAACCTTAACTCATTATTCCAATTTTTATAATTATTTGCTCTATCTTCATCAGTAACACAATACCCGTGTATTCCATCATCACTTTCAAAGTTTTTACAATTACCACAAACCTTTTTATTTTCTCGTTTGAATTTTTCTTTTAATTTTTTTGCTAGATCTTCAAATTTACTTTGGTCTCCACAGGCTCTTTTAAAACAATCATCACATAGCCATACACAATCTGCTTCATCACTTCTAATATTCATCTTATGACCTTCTTGATTGATTTCTTTTGCACAGTTATAACATTTAATTCCTAAAAGTTTTTCTTGTCTCAATTCTTCATCGTTATAATTAATTTTTCTTTCTTCATCTGGCCAATCTACTCTATTGCATTTATAAACACATGAATTAGATTTTTCGCATCCATAACAGCAAATATTCGTGCATATACCATCATTGTTATATGCCATAATTTCTTTTACTCCGTCCATACGGCCACATCCAAACTGTGTGAGATTTCCACATTCAAATTCCATTGTTATATACCTATTTTTTTATTTTCTCTATTCTCTTTTATTCTTTCAAGCTGTCTTTCAAGTTTATCGTCAATATCTTCTATAGCTGCTTCAAATATATCATCATCTAGTTCTGTTAATTGATTAAGCATAATCCAAACATCTGCTACTTCCTCTGCTACATGATATATAAGCCCAAGTACATCAGGATTGTCTCCTCTTTTCCATTTCATAATAGCTTGAATTAATTCAGAACATTCTTCTACTGTTTGGTCTAGTTGTTTTTCTAATCCATAATGATTAGCTATTTCTTTTATGGAACTTTCCTTAAATTCATCTATTTGTATCACTTTTTCACTCTCCTTTATATATTTAAATATCTTTTAATAACTTGTATAGCTTCTTCTGAGCCATTACATCTAACAGCTTTATATCCGTAACTATTTAGTTTTTCTAGCCATTCCTTTTGTTCTTTTGTCATGCTCTTTGTTTTATCTGCTTTTAATTCTATGAATAATCCTGCATATTTTTTATTAGGTACTAATAGTCCTAAATCTGGAAATCCTTTCGCCATACCCATTCTTTTTAATTCTGCTCCGTATCTAGCTGATCTCTTGCTTTCATTTGGGCAATGAAATATCATTTTAAGTTCTGGATATTTGCAAGATTGTAAGTTGCACCACTGGATTATCACCTTTTGTTCTTGTGCTTCTGTTACTCTTTGCTTACTTGTTTTATTTTTATCTGCTCTTTTGATTCCTTCCATTGCTGTGTTGTCTGTGTAACCTTCTCCATTTTTATTTAGCTGATATCTATCCATATTCCCTCCTATTTTGCTGTTCTGTATGGTGCTAGCATTGTTACTAATTTATGTACTAATATTTCTTTGTCTTTTGTTATTTTCGCCTCACTGTTTATCGCTGGTCCTCTTTTTTCTTCTGCACGATATTCTTCTCTACAAGTATCACTGCAAAATCTTTGATTTGCTCTATTACTTGTATATTCTTTGCCACAATAATCGCATATTTTTTTATTCGCATTTTTTATGAAATTTATTTCCCATGTATTTTTATAAGGTTTTTCTTGTCTTATAGCTGATGCTACAGCTCCAGCGTATATTTTCTTGCCATATACACCTGTAAGATACTTCGCTACTGCATTTTGGCCTGTAAATTCTAATACTTCTCCAGTTTTTATATTTTTCACTTCGATTATATTTTTTTCCATATTTTATCCCCTTTCAAATTATTCCGCTACATATTCCCAAATTAACTTTTCACCTGTTATTGGATGTTTTCCAGCGCTTTTTAATCTGCCTTTGCAACATGCTGATATACTTTGATTTGCTACATTGTATTTTTTTTCAGCTTCCCTTATATAATCGAAAGTTTCATTTGTAGTAATGCAAATTACTTGTTTTTTATGTGCTTCGCCCAATTTTCTTTTATGTTCTTCTGTAAACTGTTTACCTTTGTGTGATTCACTCATCTTCTTTTTAGATTCTTCTGTATGTTTAATTGGTTTATGCAATCCTGCATTATACGCATGCTGGCAATTTTCTTTCGCTGTAGCCCATTCTAGATTTGATACTCTGTTATTACTTTTATCACCATCAATATGATTTACTTGTGGTTTTCCTTCGGAATTCGGTATAAACGCAACTGATACAAGTCTATGTACTCGTTTTATATATCGTGTCCCATTTTTATATAGACTAACGATTAAATATCCATATTGGTTTTGGGTTGGTATTAATACTTTGCCTGTTAATTTATGTCCTGAACAACTAACTCTATCTAAACTTCTTACTCGTCCCATATTGCTCACTTCATAGCTTTCAAATCCTTCTATTTTTCTCCAAATTTCCATATACATCGACCTCCTTGTTGTATTTTTATATCGTTCTATATCCTATAGTTTAATTTTACACCTTTTGGTATAAATATTCAAGTTTTATTTTATACTTTTAAGTATATTTATATACTTATATATGTTATAATAAATGTATAAATATAACTTATACTGGAGGTGATTATATGAATAATAATCCTATAAAAAATGAGATTAAAAGCATTATTGCTAAGAAAGGAATGACCATGACTGCTGTTGTTGAATTAATAAACAATAATAGGGATACTGCTAATAAGACATCTGTCCAAAATCTCAATAACAAACTCACAAGAGAATCCATTAAATATACTGAAATGGTAGAATTAGCTGACGTTTTAGGTTTTGATATTAAATGGATTCCTAGATAAATTCCAATGAGAAATAAGGTAAATAAACCTTATTTCTTTTATTTTTAATCGTTTTTTCTATATTGCACCTCTTTAATTTTCAATTTTTCTAGATATTTTTCCAGTTCTTCAGGACTTAGTTTGTATTCTTTTACTTTGCTGCATTTTTTCTCACTTTCGTAATTGCCTTTTAAAATAATCTCTCCTGGTTGAAAATAGTAAACTCCACCTTGATTATCTCTAGTTTTAACTTGCTTTACATTCAGATTTCTCACTGATGATTTTTCTTTTCTAGTGCATCCACATGATTTTGTGTTTCCAGATTTCAAGTTATATTCTCTGACGGATACTGTATTTCCGCAGCTACACTTACATATCCATTTTCTTCTACCACTTGATTCTTGATCTAATCCTATTACTGTAAGTTTGCCAAATACTTGTTCAGTTAGGTCTGGAATTTCTCTAACAAGTCCCATTTCTTTTACATATTTTTTTATAGTATTTTTATTTCTATTTAACTCATAAGAGATGTTTAGTATGCTTAATCCTTTATTGTATAATCTCTTTATCTTTTTTCGTTCTAAGTCTGATAGTCTTGTTGCCATTTGATTATCCTCCTTCTGGGGGCTTGTTTAAGCCCCTGTAGTTACTTCATAGTTTTTATATGCCCCAATAAACGTCCTTGAACTTCTGCAATGGTTTTTATTTCCTCATAAGTGCTATTTTTCTTGCATTTTTCTAGTTCTAAAACAATTAGTAATTCTATTTCCTTTGGTGTTTTGCCATAAAATCCTAACTCTTTTATAAGTTTTATGGTTTTTTCGTTGTAATTTTTATACAGTTCCATCTCCGCACCCCCTATTTATTTCCTATAGGATAATACATTAATTCCTTTCCGCAGAACAGATAATATCTAGACCCTTTATCTCCATCTCGATTCTTATCCAAAATGACTTCAACTAATGTATAGCCTTTTTCTTTTTTATCTCTCATGCTTTCGATAAATTCTTCTAGTCTAGTACCTTCATTAAAACCTGTTCTTTTCCATGCTTGTTCTAATTCCTTCTCTTCTGTAACTTCATGTATGTAAACCACTTGATTACTATCTTGGTATATTGCCCTTGATTCTCTACAATAAGTTTCTCCATGCGGTCTATAATTTCCAGTACCTTTATCCGCTAACTGTGTTAGTTGTATTACTATCATGTTGAAATCTAATGTTATATTCTTTAATTCCCTCGACAATTCCGCTACCTGTCGTTCTCTAGAGACTTTTGTATCTGTTGGAGTTAATAGTTGTACATAATCTACTATCAGTACGTCTGGCTTATACATTCTTAGTGCCTTTTTAATTTGTGCTATCGTGCTTATACTATCGTCTATTCTCAACTTATCTGTATTCAAACTTTCCATAGTCTCTATTATTTTCTTGGTTTTGCCTGAAGATAACTCTCCGCTGCGATATTCTTGTCTTGTTATCCCTGCATAACTTAGTAAAATTCTCTCAGCTACTTGCTCTTTACTCATTTCTCTACTAACTATTAGGACTTTTTTGCCCTGTTTTAACATATTAATAGCCATTCTTAAGCTCATAGCGCTTTTACCAACTCCACTTTTAGCTCCTATAGTAAGTAATTCTTTTTTAGCTAGGCCACCTTCTGTTAGCTTGTCCACTATTTTTATTCCAGTTAATACACGTTCTATCTTTTCCCCTAACTTGTCAAACATATTTGCTATTATAGAACTTAATGCATTATCTTCATCTACTTCTTTATTTACCTTTGTGCCAGTTTCAAAAGTGTTAATGCAAGTATTTATATTTCTCCCTGTTTGAATCCCTTCTATAAGGCTTTTAGCAAGTTCTATCGTGTCTCTTTTTTGTTTCATTTCTTTTATTTCACCAATATAAAACTCTATATTACTTGCTGTTGTAGCATATTGGTTCAAATTCGTTATATACATCATTTCAACTGTATTATCTATTTGTTCTATCTTATTTACTAAACTTATTAGATCAATCGGTGATTTTTCTTTATCCAGTAGCTTCATTGCTTTATAAATAACTCTGTTATATTCGAAATAAAAAGTTTCTTCCGATAAATCCTGTATTACTTCAAATAAGTTAGGTTCTAACAATACCATCCCGAGAACTATTCTTTCATATTCTAAATTGTATAAATAATTGTTCATAAATCCTCCTATTCCCCAGGTCCATTTATCAAGTCTAGCAAGTCTAATGATGATTCGATTTTTGTAGTTGGTTGAACTGATTCACTTGGTTGGTAGTTTTCATCTAAATAATCTATATAAGCTCCATTAAAAAATGTGCTTCCATGTTTTATATATTGCTTGTCTGTATTTTCTTTTTCTTTAGCATATCTTTTTACCGCTCTTTCTAATTCTTCTGCACTTATCTTTTCTTTTGTAAGTATTCTTTTAATGTACTTATATGCTTTAGCTTTATCTTTCTTATTAGGATATAATTTCCATATATTATCTATAACATCTAAAGAAATAACAGCATTATTATTTGTATTATTAATATATGTATTATTATCCTTAACCTTTTCTTCCATAGGGGTATGGAACTTTTCTTCCATAGGGTATGGAACTTTTGGTGAAGGGGTATGGAACTTTTCTTCCATAGGTTTACTTATATACAACCTTCTTTCTTCTATACTTTTGTTTCCTTCTTTATATATGATTTGTGATTTTATATATCCCTTTTGTATTAGCTGGTTTATCCATTTTGAAATAGATTTCTTAGATACCTTATATAACTCTGCAAAGTAATTATTACTAGCCCAGCAATAACCTTTTTCATTACATAAAGCAGTTATTTCCCCATATAGTAGCTTTGCATTAGGAGTTAAATCATTATCATATCTTACATTAGCTGGAATTATCGCATAATAAGATTTTTGTAATTCATTCATTATCTGCTCCCCCCTTTTATAAAATGTCAAATTTCGTATCTTTATAGTTATATTATACTATTTTTGTCTTACATTGTAAATACTTGTCTTGCAAAATAATATAATGATATTGCTTTATCTTACTTAAATATGTTAAAATGTAAATAAAAAATAAAGGTGGTGTGTTATGACAACTAAACAATTTACATTTAGAATGCCAAATGATTTAAGAGAAAAACTAGAGCAAATAGCAATTAAAGAAGATAGGACTTTATCAAATCTAATAATTAAAATTTTAAAAGATTATGTTAAAGTTAGCTCGGAGAAAGGAGAATAAACTCCTTTCTTTTTTTATTGCTCCCCAACCTAGCTACATATCCATTACTTGCTGTCCTTCTATTTGTTGATTTTCAACCTCTGCTCCTTCATCTGTCAACTCTGTAAACTCTGCCTCTATACCTTCATCTTTCACTAAACTCATATCATCTGATATTTCTGTTTTAACTGTTTCGTCCATACTTGTAGCTTTTTGCAACTCGATGCTTAATGGGGCGTATTTTAGAAGTTGTTTTATTACTGTTTTCTTAGCCATTGCATCAAAGTCTGTTTGCCACGGACCACTGTTGTATGTTTTTGAAAATCTTTTTGCATGTTCTAAGACTTCATCCTTTGTCATAAAGATAAAACTATTGCCTCCAGTATCTAAATGATATACTGCATAATAACCTATAACTTCCCCTCTATCACCTTTTAAAAGCGGTTTATGTGTTAATGTTTGGTTAAGTCCGTAATCTATGTCAAAAGTATCATTTTCTCTAACTTCATGCGCATATAAAGTTTTGATTTTTCCACTTCTTTGAGCTAATTCTAGTAAACCTTTATAACCTATTTGAAATTGAACTTGTTTTCCATATGGTATTAAGTAAGCTTGTCCTAATGGTGTATTTGGTTCTAATCCTAATTGTGCTGATTGCATCATTGCTGCTATAAAACTCATTGGATCACATTGTTGTAATTTTGTATTATTACTAAAAGCTGTTAATGCTACTCTTTGAAATCTTTCACTACTAACCATGCTTGGAAGTGCTTTTTGTATTTGCCCTCCCATTTTAGTTAATAGTTGTTCCATTCCTTTACTTGGGCTTGCTTTTTTAACTTGATTAGTGTTATTAGCTTTATTTTGTAATTGATTTTTTAAATTTGTCATGTTGCTACCTCCTATTTAATACTGAATTTTCTGAAATTACTTGTTTTCATATATTGAGCAGCTAAATCAGGTAACTCACTTTTTAGCTTTTTACTATCTATTGAGCTTCTACTTTGAGATTTCCAAGTTGCTTTTCTATCTCCTATTTTTGCTACCTCGCAATCTTTCATTTCAGCTTGTATTTCTTGTTCTATAGTTTTCTTTTCATTATCTAATGCTTTAATGTCTGCAACTATTTCATCATAGCGATTAAGCTTATCTTTGGCATTTTTTATAAAATTTGTTATGTCTATTTCTTCTTTTATTGAACTCGGATATTTTTCTTTTAAATACTCACTATATGCATAAGAACCATCTGGAACAGGTATTTCATCTTTTAACACATTATTTTCCCAAAAGTCTTTTTCTATTTTCATCAAGTAATCTATAGTTTCTTGATCTCTTTCAAGCTTGTACCATTTAAACTCTTGGTTGCCTATTAATGCTGCTATATAACAATGAGTTGCCCCTGTTACAGCCATATAGTGTAAGCATTGTATTTCATAGTGTGCTGGGATTCCATTTTCCCAATCTTTTGCAGCATAGCTGTTAGTAGTTTTACATTCTAAGAATGCTTTTTCTCCTACTATAGCTCTATCTATGTTAGCGAATGCAAAAGGATATTTTTCATTTGCTAATATTCCATTTACATTTCTAACTTTTAATCCAGTTTCTTCTGTAAATAATTCAGCTACAAACCCCTCTAATCTATTCCCTAATTCCATTCTGAAACTTTTTACTTCTTTTACTTCTTCTTGTTTTTTGTCTATGTAAACTTGCACTGCTGTTTTCCAAGGATTTATGCCAGCTACTGCACTAGCATCTGAGCCCCCGATACCTGATTGTCTATGTTTAAGCCATTCCTCTTTTGACATTCCTTTTGTAGATACTAATATTTCTGAATCCAAAAATTTTCTACTCATTTTTTGACCTCCTATGTTATAATTTAATCAAGTTATTTTTTTAAAAACACATATTTTTATGTGAACTCTCTAGCGCCAACTAGAGAGTTTTTATGTCTAATACATTTTCTCCCAGTTGCAGTTTGAATTTACTAGCTCTATAAATTGTTTTATTGTCATGTTTGGGTATCTGTTTGCTAAGTAGTTTAGTACTTCTGGTGTGCATTTCATCTAATCACCTCCTTTACTGCTTCAATAATTGCATCTAATATTTGATGCATCTTTGAAATTGTGTATTCTGTGTCTTTGCTACCTGTTGATGTGTATAAGAATGTATCTTTTGTTCTGTATTGGTCTATTCTAAGAGTTAGACTGCAAAATGGTTTGTCTATTCCTTTTAGGTGATGTAATCCTAGAAAAGCACTTATAAAACCACTATTTTCGTTGATGTATTCAACTTTATCAAATAGCTTATTTGCTTCTTTTCTGAACTCTTGATTTGTCATTTATAGTACCTCCTTTAAAGACTTCCCTAGTTTTCTTTTGACATATTTGTCATAACTTATTCTGTCTACTAGATACTTTCTCCCCATATGATTTACTGTGTATTCTCCTGTGCTAAGTCCATATCTTGCTACCTGTAAAGCATAGTTACGGCCACAATGTAGATACTCCTGTAATTGTTCTATTGTTAGATATTCACATGGTGCATAGTCTTCGCTATAACGAAATTTTTCAACGATATCAACTAAGTCAATTCTTTCTGATATTGTTTGAAGTAGTTCGCTTTGGTCCATGTTTCTTACTAACATCTTTTCAAATTCACTTGCCATACTTTCACCCCCTAATTATGTATGCTGTGCCACCAAGCCCCTAAAAAGAAGCCTATGTTAAATATGATTACTGCTGCTATGTATTTTGCTAACATGATGCCTCCTATCTGCTATAATCAACTACTGTGTTATTGCCTTGTTTTCTAAGTAGTGCAAACTTGTTTTGTAACACGTGAAACATCTTTATTTCTGCTTGGTATGGAGTTATGATGCTCCATTCTTCCCTAAAACCTCTAGCTCTTAATATGTCTGATACTGCTTCTACTTCTTTTTTTATGAAGTGTTCTGTTCCTGTATATACTGCCATGCTAATTACCTCCTAAAAGTCCTCTTTTGTTGACTTCATTCAATAACTGTTCATCTGTATACTGTGAAAGTATTTGAGTTACCTTTTGATTTTCTTTTTCTTGTCTTTTAAAATATTTTTGTACCTTTTCTTTCATTTTTTTATCAGTTATAAATCTTATATGTTCTACACAATAATTAAGCACTATTGTTACGAGTTCATCAGCATTTATAAATGATGATTCTATGTCAATTTCATCAAAATATCTAAACCCTTCATCAGAATTATCTCCTAAATAAACATTTATCCAAGGGAATCTTTCATCTAGTGTAAATTTAAGGCTACTTCCTATTTCTATCACTCTAATATTTGCAAATTCTATTTTTATATCTCCACAATAAGTAAATTCTAATTTTTTATTATCTTCCATGTTTAAATCCTCCTTAGTTAAAGTCAAAACATTGTTGTTCTTGTTGATTTTCTAAAATTGTTTTATAGCCATTTTTTCTTAAAATGTCATGGATAAACTTTTTACCAGCTTGAGTCCATCTTGTCTGAGGTTTAGCATTCGGTATATCTGGTTGATATGGTCCTGTATATCCCTTACCTTGATACTTAGCATATAAAAGCCATTGACCATTTTGCTTATATTGAACTCCTAACTCATGGAGTAATGCATTCAAACCTTGACCAGCCATTCCAAAATCTTTAGCTATTTGAGTTGGAGTTAATAATGTTTTTTTATCTTCTAAAACTCTTTCTGCATATTCTGCATGAGGTTTTAATTCGTTTATTGCATCTGACTGTTTTTCTATTGTGTCTATTAGAGGTTTCTCAACCACTTCTTTATAGTTTTTAATAGCTAATGCCGTTTCAGCTTTGCTAGTTGAATTTACTATGCTTAATATTGCTTGGTCTTCCTCTGTCAACTGTGGGACTTGTTCTTTTATGTATTGTTCCATTTTGTTGAACTTATTAACATATCTTGCTGTAAATAATATTCCTTTTTCACCAGTAAGTTTATTAGCTAACATTTCGCAACCCATTTTTGTACATTCATAACACTTATTAGATTTACCGTTACTTGCTTTATATTCACTTTCTATAAAATATTCATTCACCACAAAACTGTGGTCTATTAAAACTGGGATTATACCTACAACATCTTTGTTACCTTCAATCATTCTAAGTACTTCCCAATGTTCTTTTTCCATCATCTTAGCTACTTCTCTTGATGATATAGTTTGTACTAAGTTATTCATTTCGTTTATGTAATCCATGTTATTTAATCCCCCTTAATTACAAATTACTGCATACTTTTCTTGATTGAGTATCCTTTATGTGGACTTCATGACTAAAAAAAAGTTCTTCTATGCTGACGTCAAATAAATCAGCCATCGTCTTAGCTTCGGTTAATGTTATTTTTCTTCTTCCTGTTTCTTTATTTGCATAACTTGTTTTAGTTACTCCTAATACTTTTGCTAAATCTTCTTGAGTGTAACCATATACATTTCTGTATATTTTTAAATTCATCAAGTTCATTCTTGCACCTCCTTGATTTAATTTATACTTTTATTATATATACGTTTCGTGTACTTGTCAATAGTTTTTCCGAAAAAGTTTTCTGTTTGTTATACTTTCTTGAAATAACAATTATTTGTTCGATTAAATATGTTATAATCACTTTATAATTTAGAGGGAATAGTATTCAGAAAGTAGAATATTATATATAGAGGGAAATGAGTGAGAAAGAAGGAAAAACATGATGAAAACACAAGGAAATATACTAAGAGAATTGCGACTGGAAAAAGATATTACGCAGGAAGATTTGGGAAAAGTTTTGAACGTAAGTAAACAAACTGTAAACAATTGGGAGAATAATAGAAGAAAATGTGATTCAGATACTTTGTTTAAGTTAGCAAAATTTTTCGGTGTTACAGTTGATTATTTGTTAGGGATTAATGAAAATAAAAAACCTATCGAAGATCTAACAGAAAAGCAAAAGCAAGCACTTCAGCTGGCAGACCAATTATCTGATGAAGAATTCAACAATATAATAAAGCTTGTAATAAGCATGAAAAGAGGGACTTAATTTTAAGCCCCTCTTTTTTACACAGATTTATTTTTTTCTACTTGTTTTTGCATTTTTTTTATTATATCTTCTAATATTTCATCGTCTACTAATAATATTTCTTCTTTTCTTTCTAATAATACACTCTTTTCTTCCAAATAGATTCCCCCTTAACTCGTTTTTCATAGAACAAATGTTCTATTTTATTCTTTATATATATTATACACCAAGTTATAAGTTATATATATTATTTTTTCGAAATATTTATAACATTATTATACTACTAAACATTAAGTCAAAAGAGGTATTTCGAAATATTTTATATGTATATAGGGGAAAAATTAATTTTTTATCAAATTATGTTGGAAAGTAATGCTATATTGATAGCTTTCTGCTACAATTTAAGAAAAATAAAAAAGAGGGAGTATGGTGAGTTATGAAGAAAATATTAAGTATTATTTTATGTTTTGTGCTATGCGTTAGCATTGTTGGATGTAGTTCGAATTCAAGTAGCAATTCTGTTCAATCAAATTCAGAAAATGTTAAAGAGAATAAAAATTATTCATTAGAATTAACAAACGGTACATTTAAAGTAGGTGAAGATTTAGATCCTGGAGAATATATTCTTGTAAAAAATGAAGGTGAATTTATGGGGAATTATGATATTACAACAGATACTACAGGAGATATGGAATCTTCTATTGATTCTAATGCCTTTGAAAACTTTAGTTATATAGAAGTTAAAAAAGGTCAATACTTACAATTAGATAAATGTACTTTATATATTCCAAGTGAATTAGGAGATAAATTTGATTTTTCTAATGAAAAAGAACTTACAAACGGAATGTTTAGAGTTGGAAAAGATGTAGAACCAGGAGAATATAAGCTAGAAATAGTAAACGATGACGATAACGCTCAAGGCTGGTATTCTTTATATAATAATTTAGGTGGAGGTTATAAAGGTGGTCCAGACTTACAGGATTCAGATTATTTTTCAGGAAGTAAATTAATAACATTAAAAGAAGGTCAATATTTGAAATTAGACAGTAATACAAAAATTATAAAATAGAAATAATAATAGATAAACATCAGGGCAGTTTTACCAGCTGCTCTTTTTAATTAGGAGGGTTACCAATGGAAAAAATCTTAAGTAGTTTTATACGTAAAAGAAATGACAAATATTATGTATATGTAGAATATATAGATGAAGTTGGCAAAAAGAAACAAAAGTCGCAAGGTAGTTTTATAAATAAAAAAGATGCAGATAAAAAATTAATAGAAGTTAAAAATAGTATAAATAATGATATTTATGCTTTGCCGAGTAACATTTCTTTTACAAATCGCTGTTATCGATATTACGATAGCAAGTTAGGGATATCTGAAAATACTATTGCTTGTGCGAAAAGTATCGTAAAAAAACATGTCGAACCTTATTGGGGAAATATGAAATTAAGTGACATAACTGTAAATAAATATCAAACATTTGTTAATTATGTGTTTCAAAAAGATTTAGCTTATCGTTCAAAACGAAAAATAATGCAATTATGCAATGCTGTGCTAAATGAAGCATACAGATTACAAGAGATAAATAAAAGGATTACTGATTTTATTATCTTTCCGAAGAACAATAAAACACACGAAGAAGAAATATATTCGATAGAAGAAATAAAACAGATACTAAACGCTTTAGAAAGTGAAAGTATATATTTTCAAAATACTATAAAGCTTTTGATTTATGGAGGTCTAAGACGTGGTGAGGTTTTAGGTTTAACATGGGATTGTGTAGACTTCGAAAATAAAACTATAAAAATTCAATACAATTTACAATACATAGAGGGCAAATATATCATGAAGCAACCAAAGAGTGAATCGTCAATAAGAAGCATCACTCTGCCAGATCATGTTTTTGATATGTTAAAAAAAGAGAAATTAAGACAAAATAAATTAAAATTACAAGGTTTAATGAAAGAAAAAGAATATGACACAGTATGCATAAACAGCAATAACAATTATTATAATCCGTATAATCTAGATATTACTTTTAAACGATTTATTAAAAGAATCGGACTTGAATTTAAAAAGCTACATGCATTAAGACATTCTCATGTTTCTATGTTAGTTGCATCTGGTGTAGATGTAAAAACAATATCAGAACGCGTGGGTCATTCCGACATATCTATTACATTAAAAATCTACGCGCACGCTTTTAAGGAAAATGATAAGATAGCAGTTGACAAAATTGACAATATACTAAGTCAGTAAATTGTCAGTTTTGTCAGTAAAAACTTAACTGGTCAGTAAATTGTCAGTAAGCTATTTGAAAATAAATAAATCAAAAAACACTGATATTTAAACATTGTAAACCGATTTAAATACTAATAAATCATATTTAATATATCTAGTAACTATATTATATTAAACTTATAGTATTAGCAATACCAACGTTTTAACAAAATTTCAAATTAAAATGTCAGTAAAAATGTCAGTAAAATTAACTTATCCACATTTATTATAACACATTAAAGGCTAGAGAATTCATTTCTCCAGCCTTATTTATTTATTATCTTCTGAGATATACTCCCCTAGCCTACCATTACATCATTATTAATATAGCACTTGCTACTCCAATTCCTAGATATGCAATGCGCCCTGTTATTTCCAATGCTATTTTTTTCATGGCCGACACCTCCTTTATTAGAGTATCGACTACATCTGGAATATTTATACATATTATCTAAATGTTATCGGTCGCTATCGGTCGCTATCGGTCGCGTCCGATAATCCTATTTATAAAACACTTCTACATATTTTGGTGATGCTGTTATATATACTCCTGATTTTAGTTTATACATATCTGTTCCTGTTCTTTCAATTTTTTGAGCTATAGTAAATACATCACCTTTTTTCACTTTTCCTACGACACTACTTGAATTAAAATCTGCACTACTGTGTATATTTACACTATCTGCTATTATTCTAAGATATTTTGTCTTACTTGCTACTTGAGGTTTGTCATCTGTATTTTTTACTTCACTTTTTTTTGCCACATAAGTTACTCCAAAATATTCACATACTGCTTTTGCTACTGCTTCAGCACATTTTTTTTGGTGTTTTTTATCAAGCATAAGTTTTGCTTCATTCCAATAATCCATAAAACCATACTCGATTAATATTGCTGGCATTGTTGTTTGTCTAAGTATAGCTAATGTAAATCCACTCATATCTACATCGCGCATTAAACCATAACTATATTCATAGTCTATGTCTTTTTTAAGATGCTTAACTGCTAATTTTCCTAATTTTATAGATTTTTCAGAACAATTTTTAGTTCTTAATACTAATAATCCCTTAATTTTACTTTGCCATTTAGCACAGCTTCCTATTGCATTATAATGATTTGAAATTAATATATCTGCTTTAGCTTTATTAGCTTTACTTGCTCTAGTAGACAAGGCAATATCAGTTTTTCCTGTCATATCTGCAGTAAACATTGTATCTATACCACATCTTTTTAGTGCAGCTGATAAGTATTCACTCACACCTCTATTCCATTCATTTTCTTTTATGATCTTTCCTTTTTTTCTGACTAATTCACCATCTATGTATAAATTTTTTGACATTGGAACTGATTGTTTACCTTCTGTATGCATGCCATGTCCTGCATCTATAGCTACTAAATATTTTTTACTCATAATAACACTTCCTTTTCTGAAAATAAAAGATGCTTAAAAAATCGACCTTCTTATCGACCTTCTAAGCACCTTACAGTTACCTTATAAAGTATTTATACCTATTCTTATTCCCCAACTCCTGGAGTAGCATTATTGTTTAATATTCCCATAGCTACTAATATAGGAAGTACTGAATTGACATAATCTTGGAAATTAGCTGGAATAAAAGTTAAATTGAATTGTTGAGCAGTTAAAACTATAAGTGAAACCACTGATACCCAAAAGCATTTATTTTTTATTTGTTCTTTGATATTAAATTTCATCTTATTACCTCCTATTAATTAAATAAATTATTTTGTATTGCATAAAAGAAAAAACTAACTAGTGCTGTTATAATTGCATAAGTTAGTTTGTTTAAATTTATTGCTAATTTATCTATGGTGCTACATAAATTATCTAATTTTACTGTCATTTCTGCTTGTCTATTTTCTAATTTGTCTAATCTGTCAGAATGTGCGTTTATCCTTTGTTCATGCGTTTTTACTTTGTCTTCTAGTAGTTCTTCATTCATACTCCTACTACTCCTTTATATATATATTTATTTTCTTCTACAAATTTAACTATATCTCTTTTATTTTTTATTTCTTTTGCTATATATCCTGTTACCTTTGCTGTTGCCATAGATGTACCTGTCATTGTCTCGTAAGAATCATTAAGGTATGTACTGGTTACATTTTCTCCTGGTGCATATATAACACAATCCTTAGAGCAAAATTCAGATATATTCCCGTTATGATCTAAAGAACCTACGCTCAATCCATACTTAGCAGGATATTCAATTTTTTTGTTATTTCCACTAGCACAAACAACTGTTATATTTTTATTTTTTGCTAATTCTATTGCTTTTTCAATTTCCTTATCTTCATCTTCGAATGAGATTGATATATTTATTATATCACTTTTATTGTCTATAGCGTAATATATACCTTCTGTTATATCTTCTGTATCGCCTTTCCCATATCTGTCTAATACTTTTATAGGTAACAATTCTATATTAGGTTCTACAGAGTGTATAATACCTGCTATATGTGTTCCATGGCCAAAATTATCAGTTGTATTTTGAGAATTGCCTTCTTCTGTAAAATTCTTACCATTGATGATACATCCCCTAAAATCAACATGCCTAAATATACCTGAGTCTATTATTGCAACTCTCATTTATACCGTTGCCAAAAATCTATAAATATCTATAAATCTTGTTTAATTCCCTGTTCTACGAATTCGATTTTGGAAATTATAAATAATAACCTATTTTCGTTTGATATAACTCTCCAAGGGCGTAAATTCGGATACAACGCATCCTACATATCAGCATTATCTTGTTTATGATACTATACTAATTTATACTTAGAAAGATTAATACTAGCGTTTAAATCTCTATCAATCACAAGTCCACAACTGCATTTGTATACTCTATCAGATAGCTTTAAATCCTTCTTAATCTCTCCACATTGGCTACAAATTTTTGACGATGGATAAAATCTATCTGCTACGACTAACTTAATTCCTCTAAAATTGCACTTGTATTCAAGTTGTCTTCTAAATTCATAGAATCCTTGTTTTCTTATAGCATCAGATAAATGTTTATTTTTCATCATATTAGAAACTGCTAAATCTTCTATTACAACTCTGTATGGTTTGGTTTTCACTATACTTGTAGTAGTTTGATGAAGATAGTTATTTCTAATATTAGCTAATCTTCTATGTGTCTGTTGTATCTGCTTTTCAAGTTTTATAATATTTTTAGTTTTGACATACTCCTTTCCTTTTTTATTTTTTTCATACTTTCTACTTATTTGTCTTTGTAATCTTTTTAGTTTCTTTTCGATTTTTTTGACTGTACAAGTTTTATTTATATTTTTATATACTGTGCCATCAGAACAGATTGCTAAGTTTTTCAATCCTAAATCTATTCCTAATGATACATCTGTTAATTCTTCTTGGATTTCTTCCTGCTCTATACCTACTGATAAATACCAATATTTGTTATCATAACTTATTCTCGGATTGCTATATTTAGCTCCAATAGATAGTTGCTCATTAGTTTTAATCCAACCTATCTTTTCGATCTTAACTAATTTATTATCCTTGACTTTAAGTTTAACATTGTCATGATAAAAAGACTTCTTACTTCTTTTTCTACTTTTAAATCTAGGTTTACCTGACAATCCTTTAAAGAATCTTTTATATGAATCACAGGCATCTTTTACAGCTTGTTTTGCAATATTATTAGATACTTCATTTAACCAACTTAAGTCAGTTTTCTTTAATTGAGTTATTTCTTTTCTAAGAACACTATCAGGTATGAATTTACCACCACCTTTATAATTTTCTTCTTGCCTATTTAAAGTCCAATTATAAATAAATCTTGCAGTCCCTACTGATTGCCATAATTTTTCTTCTTGTAGTTCACTTGGGCACAATCTAACTTTCTTTGCAAGTATCATCTTCTATCAACTCCTTAATCATTTTCTTAGCTTTATTAGCTCTTTTACCTTGAAGTCTGCAGCTAAATACAGTGATTATCTGAATTAAATCTTCAACTAATTCTTGCTCTTCTGTCCTCTCAGTATTATCTATAATTTCAATAGTAGTCCCATACTTATCACAAAGATTTTTTATTAATTCATATCCAAATCTAATTAATCTATCTTTATAAAGGACTACTATCTTATCTATTTCTGAATTAGTAATCATATCTATTAATTGATTTAATCCTTTTTTATTATAGTTTATTCCACTTCCAATATCAGAAATAATCTCGAATTGATAACCTTTTGCATACATATATGTTTTTACATTTTCAATTTGCCTTTCAAGGTCGTCTTTTTGTTTATAAGAACTAACTCTGCAATAACCAATAATTTTTTTATTTTTAGATTCCATATTTTTAAGTCCTAAGAAATGATTAAGTTGTTCTTGGGAATAATATCTCGTTCCACCTACTGTTACATGATGTGGTTTTAAAGTTCCTTTATTATCCCAATTTCTAAGTGTTTGAACCGTCTTGCCTATTTGGTTCGCAAATTCTCCTATTGAGTAATATTTCATTTATTTATCACCTCAATAGTATTATACCTAATCTATAAAATTTTACAATATATTTATAGATATTTATATATTTTTATATATTTTATTTAACTGTTAAGTTCCTCTTTTCTTGCATAATAAAAGGACTGTACCGCTACAGCCCTTTTTAAAATAGATTTAGGTTTTTAATTATATATAGTTGTTTTTATATCTCCTCTTACATTTTACATCTTTTTCACCCCCTTACAGTTATTATACTATAAAATGATTTAAATACCATTCTTCCTACATAGGGAAAATGGTACGCAATATTTTTAAATTGCGAACTTAATGGATATTAAACGAGCTATTCAGCTATTAATTCTTCACATCCGCTTTCTATTAATATTTGTTTAACTTGCTCTTTTAACTTTGTAGGTACTTTTCCATAAGTTAATTTACCTTGTATTATTCTATAAGCTAAAAATTCAGCCATATCATTCACCTCCTCCCAAAGTCATCATTATTAATTCCTCAATCGCTTGTGCTTGTCTTTCTTGTTCTTCTTGAATCAAGTCTAGTTGAGTTTTAGATTGTTCTGTTTGTTCTTGTTGTTGCATTTTTTCAAATTCTTCTATTTCTTCTGTTGTAGCATCTCTATATATTCCATTATCGTATATTCTATATGTCATAATATCCCTCCTTATCTGCCATAAATCTTATAATTATTACCTTCAGCAAAGGTACCATATCTAAAAAGCAATTTATTTATACCTTTTTTATCATTCCAATTTGCTGAATTATATGTGCCCTCACTGCTAGAAAGAATTGAACTATTGCATCTTTTCCAAATTAAAAATAAAACTGGATTTTCAGCACATAAATATATCGAAAATGTACATTCTTCATTTACTTGCCATAATATCGATGATAATACTAAATCAACCCCACTTGCTTGATTTTCAGAATAACTAGTTATTGCCATTCCACAATTAGATGTTCCTCCTGCTTTTCCTTTTGCTATTATTAATATTTCTTTATAATCATTATCAAAAATTTCCGTAATTGCACTAACAGTTTCTGTTAAAGTTAAATCTTTCAATAATTTCCACTCTTTTTCACTTCCACCAGTACCACCTTCACCTCGAGGAATACCTAAATTCAATAGAGGATTTTCTGTAGTTCCTGTAATACTCGCAGTCGCACTACTTCCACTCTCAAGTGTTTCTACTGTACCAATTTGCAAGCTTGGAGTTGCTCCAGTATCTCCTTTTGCACCAGCTTCGCCCTTCCATTTATACCAAGTATAAGAATGTGGGTTTATTGGAGCATCTGCATTTGCATCTACACATAAGCCTATATATGCGTTTGGTGTATCTGATATTTGTCCTGCTAACTGTGGTGCTCCTGTAGTTGAATATTTTATATGTAAATACTGACTTGTGCCCCCACCACTTGATATAGGAAGTGTTATTCCATTGCCTAATTTACTACCCTTTGAATTTACAAGTTGAAGTAAATTAGTAGCACTATCTAATGACAAATCAGTTGGTTGGTTGTTCGCAATATCTTTAAATTGCGAATCTATTTTACTTGATGACCAAGTTTTATCAGTAGTAGTATTTGTATCATCTATAGAAGTACCACTACCTGTAGGTAAAGTAGTACCATCATCTAATTTAGTACCATCTAATTTAGTAAGATATAATTTGCCATCTTCAACAATAGTTTTTTGTGCAGCATCATTTTTCTTTTGATAACCCGTTAAATCTCCACCTTGCAGAGATTTTACCTGTTCTATTAATTGCTTAAGTATAGGTAAATCTGGACTTGATGATGTTTCCTCATTTAAGTTAGTTAATATACTTCCATTTACTTTATAGGTACCATTTGATGTCGTTATACTTTCGTCATTACTATCTACCTTACTAGATACTTCAAATTCAAAACTATAATCTCCGACTTGATCAGTAAATTCATCTGGTAAATCTATTTCAAATAAAGCTTTTTCCTCATTTAATAGAGTGGCTTCAATTGTTTTGTATTGTTTTGTTTTAGGTTTTATTACATTTAATGTAATTTTATAATCAGTTGCATTTTGAACAGTTACGTATTGACTTATTAATTCATTTGTACTCATATTTATAACAAGTTGCACAAACATATTTGAAGTCTTTTTATCTGTATTCCAAAATGTCATTTTAGGTACATCTATTGTTGCTTCTTTTACATTGATTTTTATTAAGTAATCTCTATTTAAATTAGTTATATTAGACATTTATTACCTCCTTAATAGCATTAATGCTGATATACAACTTACTATTCTGTATAGTAAATTCTTACTGTTCCATTAGTTAGCGCTGAGTAATGACTACTATCGTACGTTGACTGAATTCCAAATCCTTTTATTGTTCCATTTTTTATTCCACTTAGAACAGTCGAATCTGTAATTGTAACTGTTCCTTTTCCTCCCCATGCTAATGATAGAGACTTGTTGCAACTAGTATAAAAACTAGGCGTTGAACTTGGTCGGCTACCATATGTATGTGCTCTAAAAGTATGAGAAGTTGATGCTGATGAACCTATATCACTACTTCTAGCCACATCTATTTCAACTTTTGTTATATTCTTGCCTTTAACTTCTGCAAATTGGCTACCATAGAACCAATAACCATTACAATTACCATATCCCCAATTACCTTGTCTACATTTTCCTCTACCTTCCCAGTTATTGTATTTTGAACTTCTATAAGTGTCTGCATATTTTGGTTTAAATGTTTCAAATCTAGTTGTTGTTGGGTTGACAGTAGTTGTATTTGAACCGCTATCTTTTGAAGATGCAAAAGTAACTCCAGTAGAAATTATTTGTCCATTACCACTTGTAAATGTATTATTTCCTCCACCTGCTTGTTGTCCTGGATATAACACAATTTTTGCTC